CGCCTGACGTGCGCTTTCCCTACACGACCATCGGCGAGAGCCAAATCCTCGGAGCCGATGCGGTCGGCTACCAGGGCAGCGACGAGTTCCTGCCGCTGCATATCTGGGACCGCGCCAATGCCGAGGGCGGGCAACGCGGCGTCAAGCAGGTGAAGCAGATTGGCGACCAGATTCATGCGTTGCTGAACGGCAAGAACATCGTCGTGAACGGGCGAAGCGCCGCATTTGTCGCAATGCGCGATTTCAGGATTGTGCCGGACCCTGACCCGCTGACCGCGCATGGCCTGCTGACGTTTCGGATTCAACACTTCGGCGAAAAGGAGCTTTGAAAATGGCGCAACAGAATGGCCGCGAGCTGGTCATCAAGCGGAGCGCGACCGCTGACGGGACTGGAACTAAGGTCTTTGTCTGCGGCATGCGCACCCGATCCTGGACAATCGGCAACGCGGAGGTCGATACCACGGTGCCGAATTGTGACGATCCATCTTTGCCGATCGTGGCGACTTCCACCTTCGGCCGGCAGACGCTGGAGTTTTCCGGCGATGGACTGGCCGACAACGACGCGGCGCAACTGATGGTGCATGACGATGCGCGGCTGCAACGCATCGTGCCGTATGAGGTCGTGATCCCCGGATACGGCACGTATGTCGGGCCGATGGGCGTCTATGATTTCGCGTTTTCCGCCGACATGGAAGAGCCGCTTGGTTTTTCCGCCACGTGGCGGCCGGCCGACGCCAGCCAGCTTGTCTATACGCCGGAGACGCCATGACGGTCACAATCAATGAAGTGACCAGCGAAGTTACGGCGGAAATCAACGGCACGACGTTTCGCTTTCACGGCACGACAAAGCGCATGGGGGAGATGGAGCAGGCGCTCGGTGTCACCGGGCTGTTGCAGGTTTACGAAAAGCTCAATCTGCAAAGCGCACAATTGACGCCTTTGATCCTTGCGGCGCTCTGTTCGTCCGGCCATACGCGCGCGGATTTCGACGCGCTGCCGTTCGGCAAATGCATGCCGCTCTTCGTGCGCGCGATCGGCGCCACGATCACCGGCTCGCTGCCGCCGGTCGAAGATGAGGAGCCACGGGGAAACGGAGCAGCGACCAGGGCGACGGGCGCACGCCGTGGCGCCGCTACCGCCAAATCGCTTTTGGCATCCTAGGCTGGACCCCGGCCGAATTCCACAATGCCACGATCCGCGACATCTCCGATGGCCTCGCCGGCTGGATGGAAGCGAACGGGCATGCGCCGAAGGACAAGGATGATGGACGCATGACGCGCGGGCGATTGGAAGAACTCAAGGCGCGATATGGCAACCGAGCTTGAGAGACTGTCCGTTCTCATCGAGGCGAACACCAAGTCCTATGAGCGGGCGATGGTGCGAATGCAGCGGCAGACCGAGAAGGCTATTCGCGGTGCAAGTAAGTCGGTCAAGGGACTAAATGCGCAACTAGCCTCTGCATCCAAAGTCGCAAAGGGCTTTGCAGGCGCATTCGGTGTCGGAATTGGTGTTGGAGCATTCAAGCAATTTGCCTCGGCCATAGCGCAGACGGTCGGGCAGGCCGACGATATGCAGGACCTGGCGGACAAGATCGGAATCACTGCCGAGAAGCTGCAGGAGCTGCAATATCAGGCAAAGGTCACTGGCTCCAGTGCCGAGGATATGGCCGCTGCGCTAGACCAATTCACGAAGCGCATCGGCGAGGCGGCGCAAGGCGGCGGGCCGCTGAAGAAAGTTCTCGAACAGCAGAACATCGCGCTCCGCGATCAGGCTGGCAATCTCAGGCCGATCACCGACCTCCTGAACGACTATGCCGACGCCATCAAGAACGCCGGCAGCGACGCCGAGCGTCTCGCTCTGGCGCAGGACGCGTTCAGGAATACCGACATGGCGAGCGTGTTCAGGAACGGCGCCGCCGGCATCCGCGAGATGGGCAACGAGGCGCACCGCACCAGCCAAATCATCAGCAATGAGACGACCAAGGCGCTCGCCGACATCAAGCCGGAACTCGATCGCCTGGAAGGCGCGTGGAGTGTCGCGTGGGCGAACATCGCGCTGATGACGCTGAGCGCGCTGGAGAAAATCGGCCAGGCTGAACACGCGATCCTTGATCCAGTCATCAAAGCCGTGAACGATCTTCGATCCGGCCAGGCGGGACGCGACATAGCAGCGGCCCATCTGCAGCATTTGCGTTCTCTGCAGAAGAGCGGCCAGTTGCCAGGCGTCGTGCTGCCGTTTCCCGGCAAGGAAAAAGACGATCTGGCTCTGCCGTCGTCGTCGTCGAAATCGCGGGCGCTCTTCCCCGGCAAGGCAGCGGATGATCTGATTATCAAGATCGTTCCCGCCGTCAAGGCGTTGACCGAGGCAACCGAGGAAGCAACCGATGCAAGGATTCAGTCAGCGGGCGCTATCGCCGACGAGACCGAAAGTCTTAGCGCACAGCTCCCCGTAATTGGGCAGCAGAATGCAGCGCAGGACCAGCTCATCGAAAGGCTTGACGCAATCCGCGATGCATCGGGCTCGGCGCTGGATGCTTTCGCTCAATCGATCGCGAACAGCGAAGGGCCGTTGGCGGCGCTGAAAGCTTCGCTCGTCGATCTGCTGCAGACCATCATTCGCATTGGCGAACAGCAAGCCATCATGCAGTTGTTCGGCGCCGCCGGGACATCGGGCGGCGGCATCCTCGGGCCGATCGTCAGCGCGGTCACTGGCAGGGTGGCACCGGCAATGGCAACAGCAACCCGCGCGGGCGGCGCGCAATTGGTCAACGTCAATGTGACGGCCTCGCCATTGCTTCACGCGACCGTGAACAACGGCGCGCGGCAGGCGGAGGAGCGCGCCATCAGTCGCGGGCCGGCCGTGGCGCGCAACAATAGCCGGCGCTACGCCACGCCATGACGATCACGCCCGTCGACTGGCCGGCAGTCCTGAAGCCGCAAAGCTTCGGCTACTCCCTGAACAATGCGGACATCTCCGGCGGCCTGGCGATCGGCGGCGGGGAGCAGATCGTAGCTTCGGCGGGGCCGCGCTGGGAAGCCGACATGTCGCTCGGCATCTGGAACAACGACCAGGTGCGGGCGCTGCGGGCGCTGAGCGTCCTGCTCATGGGGCGCGCCGTGCCGGTCAAGCTGCCCAACTTCGACGGACAGCGGCTGGTCTGGGCCGAGCCGGGCGAGAGCGAGATCCTCGCGACGCTGGCGGCCAATGCGGCATTGCATGCCACAACGGTTGTCGTCTCTGTGAGCCAGGTGTTGCCGGGGCAGCAATTCGGAATCGCCGATCGGCTGTATCAGATCGGCACTGTGACGGCCGGGGCGATCGTCAGTGGCGTGCGGCAGCACACGTTGACGTTCTGGCCGCCGTTGCGGGCGGCGGCAACGGCCGGGGCGGTCGTGCAATTCACGCGGCCGTATTGCCTGATGCGCTGCCTGAATTTGAATGCGGAGTTTCGGCAGTTGGAATTGCTGCGCTTCGCCACGCTCAATCTGGAATTTGCGGAATACGGCTGATGGGTTTTTTCTCAGGCCCGCAACTGGCGCTCGCGAGCGGCCGGTCGGTCATCTACGACGAACTCTACAAACTCGATTTCACTTCCGGGGCCGGATATTACTGGACCGGATTCGGCAGTGTCGTGATCGACGGCTTCACCTGGCTCGGCGCGGGCAACCTGGTGTCGCGCTCGGAGATACCATTCGGCATTGACGACGAGGCCGGCGACCTGACGCTTACCCTGTCGGGCGTCGATGCGACCGTGCTCAACATGGTGCGCGCCGAAGAGGCGGAAATCTACGGCCGCGATATCACCATCTGGGGCCAGTTCTTCGACGAGGCGCTACAGCCGAGCGGCAGCAAGTGGCAGATATTCCGCGGAATTATGGACGTTCCGACATACGGAGTCGGGTCGTTCGGGGAGCGGGCGATCACCATTCCCTGCGAGGGCGAATGGACGGATAGGAATACGGCGCGCAATTCCTTGTTCTCCGACATGGATCAGAAGCGCCGGTATCCGGGCGACCTCGGGTTGGAATACGTTTACCGCTATACGCTCGGCGTGAAGCGCGTCTGGCCGACGTTTGATTGATGATCCTGCTCGGGGCCGATCCGCTCAGCCGCTTTTTGAATGATGCGGCAGGGCGGCCTTTCCAGTGGGGCGATTGGGATTGCCTGCTGTGGCTGGCCGAGTGGGTCAGGGTCAATCGCGGGATCGACCCGGCAGCCGATCTGCGCGGCAGCTACTCGACCATGCTGGGGGCCGCGAGGATCGTCCGTGCGGGGCGCGGCATGGTGCGGCTGGTAGGAGACAGGGTTAGCGCCTTTGGCCTCGCCAGCGCCAAATTTGGGGCAAGGGGCGATATTGCCATTGTGCCGGTTGCCGGGCCGGGGTCCGAGCATTTTGGCAACGTGGCAGGCGCAATCCTGATGGATGGGACGGCGGCGCTGATTTGCCAGGACGGGCTGTTGTTCAACCGGTTGGCGGACAGTCCGCCAATCGCGGCGTGGCGGATCTGAGATGCCGCAGGCAATTCCCTTCGCTGCTGCCTTTGCGGCCTCGAATGTTCTCGCGGCGACGGGCGCGACCGTCGCAGCACAGGCGACTGTCGCAGCTACCGCTGCAACCGTCGCAGCCAGCGTTCAGACTACAGTGCTTCTTCTCGGCGCAAGCTATGTGGTGGCGCGGCTCACGGCACCAAAGCAGCCGAGACCGGCGAACGGCAGCCTCGAACGGAAAGATCCGCTCGCACCGCGCTTCTGGCCATACGGGAATTGCAAAGTCAGCGGCCCGGTGATCCTGCTCGAAACATCGGGGCACAGGCTGTTCAAGCTCGTCGCGTTCAGCGCACGCGAACTGGCAGGGATCGTAAAATTCTATACGGACGGACAAGAGCGCACGCTGACCGGCGGAATCCTGGACAATTGGCCGTTCACCGATAGCTATCTCTATACGCATTTAGGCTCGCCGGACCAGTTGGCGGATACCGAGCTCGTGCCGCCCGGCGCGTTGCATGGTCATTCCTTCAGCGGCTGGACGGTCGACCATAGGCTACGCAGCATCGCCTATGTTCATGCGTCTCTGAACAGTGGCAGTGCAGTGGATTTCACGCGGCACTATCCGGCCGGCGAGCCATCATTCTCGGCAGTGGCAGGGGTCAAGATTTACGATCCGCGCCGTGATCCATCGACAGCGTATTATGGCGGCACGGGCGCGCAGGACCGGGACGACCCGACGACTTGGGAATTCAGCGACAATCAGCGGCTGATCGCGCTCGACTGGATCACGCATCCCGACGGATACGCCAAGGATTGGGGGCGCATCGATTGGGCGAGCTGGATTCCGCAAATCAACATGGCGGACGAGAACGTGGCGCTGAAGGCGGGCGGGACGGAGAAGCGTTACCGCTGCGCCACCATCGTCAGCCTCGACGAGCCGAAGGGCAGGGTACTGCGGCGTATCCTCGATGCCGGCGATCAGCAACTCTACACGACATCGGCCGGGCTGATCGGTTCGCGCGGCGGCGTGTGGCAGGCACCAACCGTCTCGATCGCCGCGACGGAAATCCTTGAGGGGCAGTTCACCCACGGTGTCGCCATGATGGACAGGGTGAACGAATTCCAGCTTTCGGCGACCTTGCCGAGCCACGATTACAGCGAGGTCGAGCTGAAGGAATGGTCGAACACTGCGGACCCTGAATTCATCGCCGGGATACTGAGGCGACAGCCATTGGAATTGCTTCAGGTGCCGAGCAACGGGCAGGCGCAGAGACTGGCGAAGATTCGGATGGCGAAATCCAATCCGCCTC